TATTTACCCGTAGACAGCCAATCGAGGCGAATATGTCAACCGCGATGATTTAATCTGGCACGCATCACATGACCAAGAAACAGCCTGCAGCCGCAAAAACCCCAGCGCCTGCAAAGAAGGCACCCAAGGGGAGTAAGACGAAAGCAGCACCAGCCAAGCGGCCAAGGGGAAGGCCTAGCCTCTACACGCCTGAGATTGCCAGAGAGATTGTGAAGCGAATCGCCAAGGGTGAATCAGTGCGCTCAATAGGTGCTGACCCAGCCATGCCGGAAGAGGCAACTATTAGGGGATGGGCGCTTGACGACAAGGAAGGTTTTTTTGCGCAATACACGAGAGCCATACAAATTCGGGCCATTGGATGGGCTGAAGAAATCGTAGAAATCTCGGACGATGGCTCGAATGATACCTACATCGACCCGAGTTCAGGCCAAGAGAAGACCAACGCCGAAGTTGTAGCGCGCTCACGTTTGCGGGTGGACTCGCGCAAGTGGATGCTATCCAAAGTGCTGCCCAAGGTTTACGGCGACAAGCTGGACCTGAACCACGGCGTGCAGCCCGATAACCCGCTGGCCAGCATGTTACAGCGAATTGCCGGCACTGGGTTGCCAGTGGTGAAGGAAGGTAAGGAGTGAGTGCTGCACTTAGCCCCACAGCGATGGCCGAGTTCGAGAAGAACATGGCCGACCCGCTATGGAGATTGAGCCACCTTTACAAAATTCTCATCAAAGGTGACGAAGGGCAGGACGACTTGGTGGTGCAGTTCAAGCCGAACGCGGCACAGTTGCGCTTTGTTTCAAGACTCCACCATCGCAATGTCATCTTGAAGGCCCGCCAACTAGGCTTCACCACCCTGATTTGCTTGGTGTGGCTGGATCACGCCTTGTTCAACCCTAACTCACGGTGCGGCATCATCGCCCAGGACAGGGACGCCGCCGCGGTCATCTTCCGCGACAAGGTGAAGTTCGCATACGACAACCTGCCGCCTGAACTGAAAGAACTGTGCCCACTGGCCGCCGACAACGCCAGCGAGCTGCTATTTGCGCATAACAACAGCAGCATTCGCGTGGCCACATCCATGCGGTCGGGAACAATCCACCGCCTGCACATCTCAGAATTCGGAAAAATCTGCGCCAAGTACCCACAAAAGGCAGCCGAGGTGATGACCGGCTCGATACCAGCGGTGCCAAAGTCCGGCATTATCGTGATCGAGAGCACCGCCGAGGGCCAAGAGGGCGAGTTCTACGACCTGACTCAGCGAGCGATGGCGCTGGACCACCAGAAACGCGAGCTCACGTTCAGGGACTACCGCTTCCACTTCTTCCCATGGTGGAGAGCGCCAGAGTACGCAATGGACCCGACCGGCGTTATCATGACGCGCAAGGACGAGGAATACTTCACCAAGGTCGAGACGCTGACAGGAAACGACATCACGCCAGAGCAGCGCGCGTGGTACGTGGCGACCCGTGACGCAGACTTTGCCAGCAACCCCGAGCGAATGTGGCAGGAGTACCCAAGCACGCCAGAAGAAGCTTTCCAGCGCTCGACCGAGGGCTGCTACTACGTCAACGAAATGGCCACCGCGCGCAAGCAGGGGCGTATCACGACGGTGCCATGGGAGAAGGCCATCCCCGTCAACACATGGTGGGACATCGGCCTGAACGACGAAATGGCAATCTGGTTTCACCAGCGCATCGGCACGCAAGACCGGTTCATCCGCTACTACGAGAACACCGGCGAGAGCTTCGACCATTACGTGGCCGAGATGCAAAAGCATGGCTACGTGTGGGGACGCCACTACCTGCCTCACGACGGCGACACCAAGCGCCTAGGCCTGGAGAAGAACTGGACGCCCAAGGAAATGCTGGAAAAGCTATTCCTGCGCAACATAGAGATCGTGCCCCGCATTGACCGGGTGCAGACCGGCATCCAAATGACACGCAACGCCTTCAGCAGCGCATGGTTTGACGAGACTGAGTGCAAGCAAGGGCTGAAGCACCTCGATATGTACCGCAAAGAGTGGGATGCTCAGCGCGGGGTGTGGAAGGATGAGCCTAGGCATGATAAGGCGAGTAACGGGGCCGACAGTTTTCGCGGCTTCGGACAGATGCGCGACCAGATGTTGAGCGCCGGAGCCCAGACCATACCCAAACGCAAGGCAGCACGAAGCTGGCGCACGGCATGATAGCTATTTGCCCGCACTGGTACTAAAATCGCACCACCACAACCAACGAGAACCACTATGACCGACGGCGAAAAGCCCCTAATCAATCTGTCGCGCCACCATTTTATGCGCGAGCTTGGCGACTTGGTGCTGTTCGGGACGTGGACCTACTCCAATGACCAAGAGGACAGCGAGCCCTGCCTAGTGCTACTGCCACGCTATCGCCCGCCCAACACCGTCAAGCCTTGCATTATCGCCTTGTCAGCAGCTTACCGCTACAACGACCCGAAGTATTGCGTACGCGCCGCCAAGGGCATTGCCAAGGCGCTGGGCTTCGAGGACAGCATGACAACCACGCACCGCATTGCGGATATATTACACTCGCACCTGCCTGATCTTGTCAGCATGCCCGTAGATCCTCAGTCCACCGAAGTGGTTGGCGAGGCCTACATTGACACCGGGGACGGCAAAAAGCGGACGGTACAGTTCCTGGACTACATTCCAGTGCAACAAATTTGAGGGGTAGCCTGTGTTCGACCTGAATGATGACAGCCTAACGCGAGTCAATAACAAGAGTACGCCAATTGACCGATTGCCGGAGGCTGTAACGTCCGGGGGGGCACTGCCACCTGAAAACGCGCTCGATAGCTTCAAAGGCCAAGAGCTTCACGCTCGGCTGCTATCGTTTTATCGCCAAGAGTTGGACCGACAGAGCGAGAACCGCTACCAGATGGCGATTGACGAGGACTACAAGGACAACATCCAGTGGTCCGAGGAAGAAGCCAAAGCGCTCAAAGACCGCGGCCAGGCTCCAATCGTCTACAACGTCACAGCCACATCCATTAACTGGATCATCGGCTCTGAAAAGCGGGGGCGCACAGACTTCAAGATCCTGCCAAGGGGCAAGGAAGATTCAAAGCAGGCCGAACTTAAGACGGACTACCTCAAGTACCTATCAGACGTGAACCGCCTTCCATTCCAGCGCAGCCGTGCGTTTGAGGATGCTGTAACCGTCGGAATTGGCTGGATGGAAGACGGCGCACAGGACGAGGACGACGGCGAACCCATCTACAGCCGCTACGAATCGTGGCGCAACATCCTGCATGACAGCGCCAGCACCGAACTGGACATGAGCGATGGCCGCTACATCTTCCGCACCAAGTGGGTGGACGTTGACGTTGCAAAGGCTCTATTCCCAGGCCGCGAGGCACAGATTGACGACGCCATTGTGGATGCAAGCCTTCAGGGCGCTATCGACATGGCCGACGGCGACGTGCCCATGGACTTCGCAGAGTTCGACCGCAGTAACTTCGGCGTGGCCCGTTCGGTTGTCACACACAAGCGCCAGCGCGTGCGTCTGATTGAGTGCGAGTACCGCGTGCCGCAGAAGGTCAAGCGCCTACGTGGTGGAGCGCTAAAGGGCGACATGCTGGACATGCAAGACCCACGGCACCAAGAGGCACTAGAAAGCGGACAGTCCGTTGTCAGTGAAAAGCTGATGATGCGTGTCCGGCTGGCCCACATGACGGTCAAAGACCTGCTTTGGGACGGTGAAAGCCCATACCGGCATAACCGCTTCCGGTTTACGCCAATCTGGTGCTATCGACGTGGCCGGGACAACCTGCCATACGGCATCATCCGCAACATCCGCGACATTCAGGACGACGTGAACAAGCGCGCGTCCAAGGCCTTGCACATCCTGAGCAGCAACAAGGTGATCATGGATGAAGGCGCACTGCCAGAAGGCACCAGCCTTGACGACTTTGCCGAAGAGGTAAGCAGGCCGGACGCCATCATCGTGAAGCGTGCAGGCAAGGAACTGATACTCAACGCCGAGCGCGACCTTGCAGCACCTCACCTCGATTTAATGTCGCGTGGCATTCAAATGATTCAGCAGGTAGGCGGAATCACGGACGAGAACCTAGGCCGACAGACCAACGCATCGTCGGGCGTGGCCATACAACGCCGGCAGGATCAGGGCACGCTGGCCACAAACAAGCCATTCGACAACCTGCGCCTGGCCGCCCAGATGCAGGGAGAGCTGCAACTGAGCCTGATCGAGCAGTTTTGCACCGAGCAAAAGAGCTTCCGCATCACCAATGAACGCGGCTCCGCATCATTCCGCGACCTGAACGACGGCTTGCCCGAGAACGACATCACCCGCACGAAGGCCGACTTCATCATCTCAGAGGCCGAGTGGCGCACCACCATGCGCGAGGCCGCAGCATCCGAACTGATGGAAGTTATCGCAAAGATGCCGCCAAACGTGGGCATCATGCTCTTGGATCTGGCCGTTGAGTGTATGGATGTACCGAACCGAGACGAGATTGCAAAGCGTATCCGCCAAGTCAGCGGCATGAAAGACCCAGACCAGACCGAGCCAACGCCAGAAGACATGCAGGCCATGCAGGCTGCACAAGAGCAGCAGGCATTCCAAAAGGAAATGGCCATTGCAGAGCTGGAAGGCACCAAGTCCGACACGCTCAAGAAGCAGGCCGAAGCATTCCGCGCCATGGTGTTGGCAGAGAAAGAGAAAGCGGCCATCACCAATCTGAACGTGGACTCGATGGATAAGGCCATGATTGCAGCCCAAGCCGTGATCACCATGCCAACAATTTCACGCGTGGCCGACGGTATGCTGCAAGAGGCTGGATTCACTCCACCAAAGGTAAGCATCCCATTGTCATTGCCACCAATGCAGGGCAGCCAGCCATTCCCGCAGGCACAGCAGCAGGCACAGCCACCTCAACAGCCGCCAATGGCCATGCCACAGCAGCAAATCAGCCGTCCTCAGTCAGTTGCCATGCCACCGCAAGACGGGCTGGCCCAGAATATGCCAATGGCAGCAGCAGCCAAGCAGGCAGAAACTCAGGCCCTAACCGCATCCGTTGCAGCCATGAAGGACATCAGCCAAGGCACCATCGGCGCGCTATCAGAGATCACCGACGCCATTGCAAGCATGGCCGAGTCTATGAAAGAGGCCAGCAAGCCAAAACAGAGCAGGGTTGTCATTGAAAAACAGGCCGACGGCTCGTTTGTTGGCAAGAAAGTTGACGACTAATGACCGCATTCACCTGCTCTACTGGTGTTGACGAGTTCTTTGACGCAAAGACTGGCGGTTCTGTCAATGCCACGCTCGACACCTACGCAATCAGCAACCGAACGCGCCTTGTCGTGCGCACAGACAGTTACGCCTGTCCAAACCACAGCACAGCATTCGGATCACTCGATACTGTCACTTTTTCAGGCACTGGCGGAACGCTGCACTTTGACCCCACCTACGTGCGCGTGGTGGCCTACACAGCAGGCTCAGGCAACTCCCCGGCCTTCGGTGCGGCAATCAGCCAAGGCGGTGTTTCAGGTGTGTTCCTTGGTGCATGGACCAACTGGTTATCAGAACCCATTGTTCCAGGCGCTGCCATAGGCGCTACTGGATTCATAAAGATAGGCGGCGTTACTGGTGGCGCTTTTGCAGCAGGTGCGCTCACTGGCATTACGGCAACATGCTCAGGTCCAGACGTGCAGGGCTGGATTGAATGTCGCGGCGATACCATTGCCACAATCACGGTGCCACGAATCGGTGCCGTAACTTCTACTGAGGCATGGTTTGAAATTGGCACAACCAACGGCGCACGCAATCAGATTATTCCCTGCCCAACGACCGCAACCAATGCGAGTACGTTCCCAGGCGTGTGGATTGAGACTTCCGCAGGCTCAGGCATCTACGAGAAGTACGCAAGCGTCGGAACAGTAGTGGCATTGGCAACTCACAGAACCGATGCAAGCATGAAGGTCATCACCCAGACAACTGGCGGCATCCGCATCGGCAACGATGGCACGAACGGCGTGTTCTTCCTGCCCCCAACAGGCTGCAAAGTGCGTATCCCTGCAATCATCCTGACCAATAGCACACGAACTGCGTCAGGAACTGGCCCGCGAGTGCTGCCCAACGCGACGGTCGGTACTCGACAAGAACTGATTACAACAGGTGCCGGATACTTCGACCTGCGCGGTATCGTTAGCCAGTGGTACATGAACTTGCAGCAGGCGTTTTACGTCAAGTACAAGTCCTGTGCAGTTAGCGACTTGATGAACTTGTACGAGATTGCATCGCCGCTTGATGTTACTGATTGCATCGTTGCGCCGACACAAGCACAGATCAACACCGCACTCAACGTGATTTCATGTTTTGCTGGCGGTACGGTTCAAAATAACGTGTTCGTCGGCTTCTCGCTGGCCACGGCAGGTAGGTACGTTTCCCAGATCAACTATGCAACGGGTGTGACATTCAGCGGCAATACGCACCTATCGGCAACACTGCGGGCAAACGGAACAACAGGAGCCGTTACATCTACTCAAGCGGTAAACTGCACATTCACCAATGAAACCTTCATCGGTGGTCGCGGCCTGTTTGTTGGCGCACAGCGATGCACGTTTAACAACCTGACCTACTACGATCACACAATCACCACGACCACGACCGCAACCAACGGTATGTACGGGCTGGACTTTACGACGGGTTGCTCTGGCAATACGGTTAATGGATTTTCTCTTCCGCTACCAAACAACGGTCCATATAACGGGCTTGTATCAGTCTCAGCTTGCTATGACACGCTGGTCAAAAACATCGGAACAAGCACAGTCGCACCGCTGGTTATGACTAATACCGTCACCAACGTAGGTGTAAACGGCGCAGGTAACAACGATGGCGTGACAATGAAGCGCGTGTTCCTAAGCGGAACGCGTGGCGGCCCATATCAGTTCGTCAACTCTGACACCAACATCCTGATAGAAAACGTGATGGGCGACTATGCCGACACGAGCGTTATGGCTGGGCTGAATGCGACGATGAAGAACGTTGGCATTACTTCGGCTACTACTGGGCAGGTGTCGGTGTATGGCACGCACTGGATCACACGATTCACGTCTACAACCGCAGGTTTTGCAGAAGTGCTGTGCAATGAGCCCACAAGCTCCAGCGCGGCGCAGTGTTTCGTGTCTGGTGGCTCGCCACAGTTCAATTCGTCGGGATCGCTGCTACTCACAAAGTCCGGCGACCAGGTTACATGGGAAATGCCATTCTTTGCCGTTGGCTACACAGCGTTTACCAACATCGCTCCAACGGTCACTGGCACCAACGTCACGTTCACCAGTGGATCAACGTGGGGTAACCACACCATTGAATTCGCAATCAACACAGGCTCGGGTTATGGCGCATGGCTTGGATTGAACAACGCCAACTTGATTGCACAGACCTTCAACAGCACAACAGGCTTCAAGCTCAAATTCAGAGCCACGACGCTCACGGTAAACGCAGGTAACGTGATCACAAACATTCGCGTTGCGCTCACCACGACTTCGAGCGACCAACAAACCAAGCTATACCCGCTGTCTGTGAATACAATCACGTTCACCGGGCTACCAACTGGAACGGATGCTGTAGTGCTGACGGCTGGCACTTCGACAATTCTGGCAAGTGTGGACGCAGGAGTGGGGACAACTTTCTCTTATCAATATGAAGGCACACCGACTATTGACGTGGGCTTTATTAAGGCAGGCTACGTGCCACAGTACATTCGCAACTTGGCACTCACCAGCGCCGATTCATCAATCCCCGTCAGCCTGACCGTTGACCGCAACTACGCATAAAGGACCATCATGGCCAAAATCACCAGTAAAGCAGACTTGATTGTCGGCACAAACCTGACAATTGACGAACCGGGGCGCATCATCACGCTAAACGCTGGGGGTGCGCTGGTAGCAAAGGATGGCGTGACGTGGCAGGCTCTGTATTCCAAGCTGGTAGACCTTTGGGCAACATCAACCTACCAGGATAGCCCTTTTCCGGCATACGCCATTGATGCGCTGTCTGGCCAGTTTCAGATTGGCACTGACGGCTCCACATACTCTGGGTGGAAATTCTCCGACGTTGACAGCGATGCAACCCGAAACATGCTACGCGATGGCGGCTGGTCCGAATACTCTGCTGCTGGCGCACTCCTTCAACAGTACGCAGGCTTCATTGGCCTGGGTTCCATTACACCGGCAACAACGGTGCAGCCCTACTACCACTTGGCAGCCACAGACGCAGCGGTGAACTTTCCGTTCACTGACCAGTTCAATGTGGGCGTGCGCGTGTTTGGCGACGCAACTCACGGCAGCTTTGACAAGCGCACCTATGCCAAGGCATATGTCCGCGAGTACGGCAAGAAGTTCAAATCCTCTGTGCTGGCTGATACCGGTGCAACAGGTACTGGAGCCAACAAAGTCAACTTCTTGGTGTCCAACGAGGACGACTTGAAGATCACGGGACTACTGGGTGCTGTGCAAGCCACTGGCGATGCTGCTATGGCTGGCGCTCCGTACTCTGGCATCACGGTTGCCTACTACACAGCAAACCAAACCCGCACCATTGCAGGCGTTTCGCGCGACTTCAAGATTATCATTGAGGGCAATGGCGGTACGCTGGAGCAGATTTACGCCAAAGTGCAGTACATGCTACGCCAAGGCACCGACATCAACACTGGCGGCACAGCAGGCACCAAGCTCGGAAAGATTCAAGATGAACTACTCAAGTTCGTTGGCGACACCCTGGTCACGTCCCAGTCCGTCTATATCGACGACGTACTCCCCGCGGACAGCAACAGGGTGGAGTTCTATGACGATACGAACACACTGCGCGTCAACAACTACACCTCAGCGGGGACGCTTAACTTCAATGGTGTGCTTGTTGGTGCGGGTTCCAGCTACCGCCTGATGTACACCTCTCCAACAGGTGCAGGCAATGACTACGGCGAGGCTGGTGCCATCACAGTCAACAACGCAGCCGGAACACCTATCACCGGGACAATCAGCGCTGCATCTATTGCGTTTGACTTCGATTGGAACGGAAACACCCAAGGCGGCTATGCAGGTTCCACCCCGCGCCCTGTAACGCTGATCGGCATTCGCCCAGGCACTGGCAAGTTCGCCGTGGCCACTGGCACGATCACGCAGAGCAAGTCGATCAGCTTATCTCTGGTGGCCGAGCAGGACAGGGTTTACGCCTAACCCATGGCCATCACCATCGACCCAGCAAACCTGCGGTTCATCCTCGACACCACCAGCGTCACTGCAAAGTCGCTGTATGTCGCATGGGTGGATTGGATGGCCGTGTCTGACAACTCGAAGTATCTGCCGGCGTTTCGTACCGCTGGAGGTGACGACTTGGGTGGTGGGCTATCCATTCCACCATACTACTTTTTGCAGAATGGCTGGCGAGTGCGCCCCATAGAAGCGAATCAAACGCTGGTCATCGACGGTAACTTGTTTGTTGACGGCGGTGGAGATCCGGTTGTGCCAACGCTTGGTGTGTATCAAGTGCTAGTGAAAAGCGTCGTCCCCGTGCAGGCGCAGGGCATCAGCACATCCGGCAGCACTGGCCCGACCGCCTCAGAGATTGCCATTGCGGTGTTGGCTGCAATGAATGTCGCACCGCCGAGCGTCAACATGGTAGCCGTGAAAGGCCAGACCATTGCCGGCGTAGGCTCAGAAGCTGACCCATGGGGACCAGCATGAGTAGCGCATGGGGCAAAAGCTGGGGGCTAGCGTTTGGCGCAGCCTTCGGCATTGTCGCGGTCAACCCTGCACCTGTTCAAGACCAGGCCTACTATGGTAGCGGCCAGTCGCTTGAGATCCACAAGGCATACGAAGAGATTGCCAAGGCGCGCGCCAAGCAGGAAGCACCAAAGCCAGACTTTGTAGCCAAGGCCATTGCGGCGCAGCTTGCAAAAGAAGCCGCACAGGTAGAGCGCCAGCGCCTTGCAGACGAAACCAAGCGGATTGCCAATGAAAAGGCGGCAGCCGCCAAGGTCGTGCGTGAGATTGCCAAGGCCGAAGAAAAGCGCATCAAGGCTGAGAACCTTGCGAGGGTTGCAGCAGAGAAGGAGCGGGCCAAACAACTTGCGCTACAGGCCAAGCGGCAGGCCAAGGAAGACGCACGCCTTGCAGCTATCGACCTGGCCAACAGTGTCACGGCAGCGCAGGACGCATTCAAAAAGGCAATTCAGGCCAAAGCCAAGGCGGATGCAGAGCGGGCGGCATTAGAGCTTCAGGCGGCGCGCACCAAGGCCAACGCCGAAGCCCATGCAAGAGCGCTGATAGCCAAGTCCCTTGAAATACCGAACCCAACAGGCAAAGAAGCGCAGGCGATACGCCTACAAGCATCCGACGACGAGCAAATTATGCAGATTGTAGCCATGCTTATGCTCGATGACTGATGTGGAATTACAATTGAAACCGCTGCGTGGTGCAGCACTTACTTGGAGTCTAAAAAATGACAGTAGAAATTGACGACGGACTGACCGACCAAGAGCGCGCAGCACTTGCTGACGACGAAGGCGGATCGGAAGAAGTAACCAATCAAGATGCCGACGACGGTGCAGGGGGTGACGATGGGAAAAGCTCAGAAAGCCCTGAAGATCAGGCAGCGCCTGGAAGCGAAGAGCCAGCAGCCGGAGAAGCATCCGACGCCAAGGCCGACGATGGAGCCACAGCAGCCACCGAAGCCAAGCCACAACAGGCACCCATACTTATTGCGCCGGTTCCTGAAAACGTAGACGCCAAGCTGGCCGAGATTGCCAGCCAGAAGTCCACCTTGCTGGACCAGTTCGATAACGGCGACGTGACGGCCAAAGAGTATCAGCTTCAGCTTGATGCACTTGCCAAGCAGGAACGCCAGATCGAGCGCCAGCAGGACCGCGCAGAGCTCGCCGGCCAGATGGAGCAGCAGCGCCTGCAGAACGAGTGGACGCGCACCTGTAACGATTTTGTCGAGCGTAATGCTGTCTACAAAGACAATCCACGACTTTACAAGGCACTGGACGCAGAGGTGCGCGAACTGGCAGCCAAGCCAGACACCGCCAACTGGTCCGGCCAGAAATTCTTGGACGAAGCCCACAAGAACCTGAGCGAAGCGTTTGGACTCAAAAACGACAGCGTGAAAAAGGTTGAAAAGCCCATTGCACCAAGGCGTGAATTGCCACCAAACCTCGCCAAAGTGCCATCGGCAGACGTGGAAGACACCAACGGCGGGCGCTTTGCAGTGCTTGACCGCATGGCGAACACCGACCCGCTGGGCTTTGAGGAAACGCTCAATAAAATGTCGTCAGCAGACCGCGACGCTTATTTGCAGTCGTAACAACAGGGGATTGATTTGCTAAAGCTAGAACTACGGGTAGGCGAAAGCGTAAAAATTGGCGACGCAACCATTACGCTTGAAGACAAAAGCGGGAAAACCGCCCGTATTTCTATCGAGGCAGCAAAGACGGTCCCCATCCAGCGCATTCAATCAACAAGCATGGCCCAGATCGCCCAATCAGGCATTGGGGCCATGCAATCTTGACGAATAACAACAATTTGCAATAGTTGTTGCATTTTTCACGGAAGTGGTACTAGAATCACACCGTCTGATCGCGCAGGAGTGCAATCTGATTTCATCAACCTGAAATTAGGAGCACCATCTTATGGCCGCGACAATCATTGCCTTCGGCGACGCCAAGGCACAAAAGAAATGGAGTGCCAACCTTGCCGTTGACGCTCGCAAAAAGAGTTATTTCGAGAACCGATTCATCGGCACCGACGATAACAACATCATCCAGCGCAAGACTGAACTCGAAACCGACGCCGGTGACACGATCAGCTTCGACCTGTGCGTGCAGATGCGCGCCAAGCCCACCTACGGCGACGCCCGTTTGGAAGGCAAGGAAGAATCCCTGAAGTTCTACACCGACCAGGTAATCATCGACCAGGTTCGCCATGCCGCATCCGCTGGTGGCAAGATGTCACGCAAGCGTACCGCTCATGACATGCGCATGATCGCCAAGAACCGCTTGGGCGACTACTTCGCTCGCTTGGTTGACGAACTGATGATGATGTACCTCTCCGGCTCTCGCGGCATCAACGAGGACTTCATTGAAGACATCGGCTATGCTGGTTTTGCTGGCAACTCCTTCACCAATCCCGACACTGGCCACCAGTTGTACGGCGGTACTGTTACATCCAAGGCTACGTTGACTTCTGCTGACAAGATGACCGTTACGGTTATCGAGAAAGCCGCCAACAAGGCCGAGATGATGCAGGCTCGCTCGCCACAGACGGCGAACATGGTGCCCGTGTCCAATGGTGCAGACGACCAGTACGTGTTGCTGATGTCGCCATTCCAGGCTTATGACCTGCGTACCAACACCACGACCGGCCAGTGGCTCGACATCCAGAAGGCCGCATCCGCAGCAGAAGGACGTAAAAACCCCATCTTTATGGGCTCTTTGGGCATGGTCAACAACGTGGTACTACACCAGCACCGCAACGTAATCCGCTTCTCCGACTACGGCGCTGGCGCTAACGTGTTGGCCGCTCGCGCTTTGTTCATGGGCCGTCAGGCTGCAGTGGTTGCCTACGGTACGTCCGGTGGCCTGCGTTACTCTTGGGAAGAGAACACCAAGGACTACGGCAACGAGCCTACCGTGGCATCCGGCTTCATTGGCGGCATCAAGAAGACCGTGTTCAACGGACGGGACTTCGGTGTCTTGTCTATCGACACAGCCGCTGCTGATCCCAACCCCTAAGCTGAATGAGGGCTCCTGATATGGAGCCCACTTCGCTTAATTCCTTTTTTTTGGAGAACTGATATGGCTACATACGCATCTAAATGGTCCGACCCAGGTGGTAACGGAAACACTGTCAACGCTGATTGCTCTGGTGATTTGATTCAGAACGTCTATGAAATCGACTTGTCCGTTGCCCCCTTCAAGGGCGTGACTTTCGCGCTCAACGACATCATCGACATTGGCACCTTGCCTGCAAACCACGTTGTTTCTGACATGATCATCGACTCCGATGACCTCGACAGTAACGGCACGCCCCTGATGGCGCTCGACGTTGGCATCTTGTCCGGTACGCCCGGCGACGTGATCAGCGCACGAACCATGAGCAATGAATTCTTTGCTGCAGACACAACCATCCGCACCGGTGGTATTTCTCGCATGACAAAGAGCGCAGGCTTCCGTGTTGCCGCAACCCAGGCTGACCGCTCTATCGGCGTTAAGATCCAGGCTGCAGCCGCAACTCAGGCCAGCACCACCACCGGTAAGGTCCGCCTGATCGTTGAAATGCGCGCTCTGTAATAGCCCCTTGGGTTAATATTGGAAGGGGATGGTTTGAACGCTATCCCCTTTTTTTGAGCCAATTGGAGAACAACGATGAATATTGAGTGCATTACCCACCGCGAAGGCGGCTCCCGTGTTGACATTGATGGTGTCGAATACCACTTTGAACCACTTTCCGACGGCTGCCATGTCGCAGACGTTGAAGAACCCAAACATCAAGACCGATTCCTTGGGCTGAGTGAAGGCTACAAGCTGTACCGCGGCGAATTGAGCCCCGTCGGCAAGCCCGCCAAGCTGGGCCTCCCCGTTGTGAACGACAAGGCCGACCTGCGCCGTCAGGACTCAGTTGTCGCACGCACGCTGTACGGTAGCTCTGCGCACGAATCCAGCTACGAGATCGGTGGCAAGACATACCAGCTAGGCGACGTAGTGTTGCGCGCCTTTGCATCGTCGAAGCTGACCGCTGAAGAGTGGAACGAGCTCGAAGAGGAAGAGCGCAATGCCAAGATCGACATTGCACTGGACGAGC